CGAGCTTCGGCGACGTCTTCCTCGGACATGCGAGGATTGTCTTTATAGGTGGCCTTTACTGAGAACCACTGCGGGAACTCATCTGAGAATCCTCTATCGAATAGTTTTGAGAACCAGTTATTCTTACCACGAGGGGTCGAAATAAATAGTGCCTTAGAATTCGGTTTATCTAGTGTAGGTCTTAGTGACACGTTGAATGCGTCAAGCCCGTCTGTAAGTGCCGCCTCATCGAAGATAATAAGGTCATAAGAACGACCTACGCAGCTATCGACCTGATTGACGGAACCGATTCTAATTGTAGAACCATTTGATAACTCTATAACCCTATCTTTGGCGTTGTCCTTGGCTACCTCTAGATTAAACTTCTTAATTAGTGATCGTTGCAAGTCGAATGAAATACTAGATAAGTTATAATTAGGTGCCATAATTAGCACGTTGGAGCCTGGTACTAGTGAAACTACCTGGCCCACAACGTTTGCTATATAGGTCTTGCCTTGACGACGAGATAGAGCAGCACACCCAAAACGATACTTCGGGTTATTTATTCCATTTATTAGCGCTATCTGAGAGGGCAGAGGATCGACCTCTAGCTCCTTTAGATAGTTCGCAATTGGTACGCGCATAAACGCATTTGGATATTGAACTATAATGTCTTGTGGTATGTCTGCTCTACTTACTATCATATTATTCCTAAAACTACTTTGAGGTTGCCCTATATATTCCATCCCAATTATTGGGAGGGTTATTCTTATATTCTTTAATTCTTTCCAGCATCATATCGTAATACTGGGTCATTTCATCTTTCCAGCATTTCTTTAGATCATTTGCGTACTTTTCCGCAACTTGCCACTCACCCAGACGATATAGCTCTAGGAACTTGACGTGCTGTTTCTCAGCTAACGGGTCATGGAATGGCAACACGGTAAATATTGTAGCTGGCTCAGTCTTACCTTTTACTGCGAGTAGATCGAGCTCAACGACTTGGTATGTTTCTCGCACATACTCAGCCGTTTTTGGTCCAATGACGATTTTGACTCCGTAAGGCTTGGATTGACCTTCGAGGCGAGCAGCAAGATTGACGCCATCGCCAAGACAGGTATAGTCAAAACGCTGATCAGAGCCCATATTGCCAACAACCACAGTATCAGTATTAATACCGAGACCCATACCAAAAGCTGGAATACCTTCTTTCGTAATTTCTGCATTAAATTCCTCCAGAGAACTCATCATCTGGAAAGCAGTCTTCACGGCATCCAGTGCGTGGTCTTGGTTATTAACAGGTGCATTCCAGAATGCCATCTGAGCATCACCGATGTACTTATCTAGTGTACCCTTGTTTTCGAGGATTGCCTTAGTCATAGCGGTCATGTAGCGGTTCATGATCGATGTTAGACCCTGAACGTCTTTACCGTAATGTTCTGAGATCGTAGTGAATCCACGAACATCAGTAAACATAATGCTTAGTTCTTGTTCAGTGCCACCAAGTTGTAGTAGTTCTGGCTGACGCTGCAATTGAGCAACTAGGTCTGGACTTAGATATGTACCGAATTGTTTCTTGATTTGCTGCTTCTGTAAATATTCACTGATAAACTTAACAGTATAGATGTGCAAGTAAATTACCAATGCTGCAACAATGTTGAAAGAAATATCAAACAGTATTTTATTATAGGTAAATAGATATATCGGAGCGTAAACATACCCAACTAGCAATATACCGATCCAAACTATTGAATATCTTACTCTTGACAGTATGATAATCAAGAATGAAAGGACTACAAATACCAGAAGATCAGCAAGACCTACCCAATTCGGAATTGATACCGAATCTCCATTTATCAGAGTTTCAAGCAGACTGGCCTGGAGCTGATGGGGATGCTGCGCGCCTGAAGGAGTTGCTACGGGATTATTCAATCCAGCTGCAGTCACTCCGAGAATCACGATTTTACCCGTCAAATCAGGCAAAGGACCGGCGCCAACTTCGTATGACCGAAATTGGTAATTAGGATTAATGAATGTTCTTCCATATTCATCTGTTTTAATTGTTTCAAAAGAAGGAATTCGTAGTGCCTCAACTCCCGTTTGATTTATCTTCGCTTGATACGAAGGATCTCCAGCAGCTACACGTAGAAGCTCTAGAGCAAATGCGGGATAGTATTCGCCAGATGATTGAGCTAGAAGAGGAACTCGTCTTACGACCCCATCACTCTCCGGTAGGGTTGATGTTATTCCAACACCGGCAGCGGCTTCTTGCAGAGGTGCAATATTACTTAGAACGCATGGATATTGAGGAAGAAATTCAGTCACTTCTCCGTCGCCGATTACGGCAACGCCTGTCTTACGAATTGTCGCACTTGACCGCGAACAAGAATCGCTTACAGTCTGAGAAAGAACTACTGGGTACTTATTTAAAGCGTTCGCAAGAACACTATCAGTACCCAAGCGATCAGGCTCAGGCATAAGTATAGTGCTGCCAACAATGCCAGCCCCTCCGCCATATATGTCGCTAATGATTTTAGCATGGACTTCCCTCGGGAAAGGCCACTGGCCATATTTTTCAATTGCTTTCTCCCCGATATTTACAGTTACAATTTGTTCAGATTGTACTGGCTTATCTAGCATAAGATAGTCGTAGTACTTTAATTTCATACTGTCGACTAAGAACGGGTTCATCAACTTTACTGATAGCAGTAACAGTAACGTAGCTGCTGCTAGCCAGGGTGATAATAGAATTTTACTCGCTTTGTTTAACATTGATGATAGTTCCTCCCGCTGGGTCATTTATTTCAATTAGGAATGATTTTCCATTGCTATCTATAAAGAGATTTTTATTCTCATCTTTCTTAAATCTTACGTCAACGGTCGTTCCTAGTGATCTTACAAGACGAATAGAATCGCCAGATAAAATAGTCGCAATCTGAGTGACACTATCTAAGCCGAATGTAGTGCCACATAACTTAGTTTCTTCTCTAGTGATACAGTTCTCGGTTCCTAGACTATTGTCAAGAAGGTCTTCGTTAAGAAAGTCAGAATCTATTGTATTAATATCGAGATCAGAACTTGCAAGTGTGTCTTCTGCAAGATCATCCACTGCTAAGAAGTCTATATCTATCTCACTTAGGTCAAGAATGTTCTCTCTTCTGTCACTCCCATCTTGGTCATACTGCATTTCTTGCGCCGGAGACACGATTAGCATATTGTCAATCATATCCAGCGTTAGGTTAAGAATCACAGGTTGTGAGGGTCTGCTGTCCATTGTAGATACCATAGTAGCCTGGAACGCTTTAGTAAGAATAACTGATCCAGCGGCATTAGATACTGTAATTTCTCCTACCGAACCATCAGCTTCCGGAAGTAGAATGACCAAGCTTTTACCGAAGTCATCTACTGTTGTAGCGAAATCTGTACCACGAACAGCGATTGTGGCTGATGGTGTACGTAAGTTGATGTTGCCTTTATTCATCTTACCAGACTGGCCGGTAGCGAATCGTGCAGTGCCTGAAGCAAACTTCAGAGCCATTCTTGAAGTGGATGGCTTACCACTATAGACAAAGTCGTCAATCACCAGTTTCGAGTGTTCAGTGACCTTCACGGTAGAATCGTCCACAAAAGTGATTTCGACTCTACCGTTTCCAGTCTGTACTCTATCCAACTTGGCAATAGGTAACTGAGGTCGTGTAGGAAGGCGTTGAGCCTTCTTTAGAACCTCACTCGTTCCACGAGCTTGAGTTACTTTACCAATATTAGCATGGGCCGCCGGCGTTACACTGGTTAATAACCATAGTGCTGCCAGTGCTTGTGCTATTAATCTTGATCGTGTCAACATTTGTCGTACTCTTCTGGTTTACAGTCACGTTGTTTGTGCTGCCCGTAAGCACCATTTCAACGTTTTTGCCAGCAGTGCCATCTTGTACCATTGTAATGGTATTGCCGTCACCTGCAACAGTCATATCATTTACAACGTCATCAGCATTGATTGTTGATGTATATGTGTTTGTGTCGCCTGTGAACGCAATCGTCTGTGTAGCGCCCGTAGCCGAAGCTACTGTGCCCTGATTGAATGTCAGGTTGTTTGAGTCACCTGTCACAGTAAGAGTCTTGGTCGAACCAGCTACACTAGCGGCATCGCCTTGATCATATATTAATTCGTTACTGTCCCCTGTAATAGTCACGTCCATATCAACGTTATCTGCCTGAACAATAGAACCCTGTATAGAGTTGTTATTGCCTTCTTGAGTTGTTGTTATTGTTTGACTATTTCCCTGAAGAACTACACGATTTTGTTCCGTTCCAATAGTATTCCCTTGTCCTTTTTGGGTAATAGTAATTACACTACTATCGCCGACTTGGTCAATAAAGATTGAGTTAGTAGTTGATTGCCCAATCACTGCTGTACTAGCTAGTGTTGCCACTCCTACAAGTATTAATAAATTTGTTCTCATTACCCCTTTCCAACATAGTTAAAGTATCCTTTCTCTATTCCTTGTTTTATTAATTGTAAAACTGCTTCTTCAATGGCCATCTTTACGGCCACAGTATTTGCTTCATTTTCAGTCATGCCTACTTCAGCCTCGACTAACTTTGTGCCTACATCTACAAACTTAAATAGTGACAAATCCCTTCCAACGGACAATACCGTTTTAGAAACCTGTACATTAAGAATTACTTCTCCAGTGTTAGTGTTAACGGCAC